GTTATATATACTTTAAATACATGAATTTCGATTCCGATATATGGGGACCTCATTATTGGTTTTTTTTACACACAATCGCTCATTCCTATCCTGAAAATCCGAATGCAGTTACAAAGCGCAAATATTATGACTTGATACAGAACATGCCCTTGTTTATTCCAGATGCCGAGATGGGTAGTAAATTTAGCAATATGATTGATAAATACCCGGTTAGCCCATATTTAGGTTCTCGTGAATCATTCGTTCGATGGATGCATTTTATACATAATAAAGTGAACGTGTCGCTAGGTAAAGAGGAGATGTCATTCTTAAAATCGATTGATATTTATAAGTCGTATTACAAATCAAAACCGTTTGTGCTAAGCGAGCAAATTAACTTAAGAAAGCATTATCTGTATGCAGCTATCGTGTTTTTATGCATATTTTTGATATATGTTTATTATTAAGTGTATAGATATAATATAATATAGTAAATGCGTTTCGAATTAGTCATTTTATTAGTCACTGCCTTTGTAATAGCAAATATTCATACAGATGGTAAGTATCTGAAATTAGCGTTATCTTGGAAGAAATATTACCAGATGTTAGGTGTTGCATTTGTCGGGTATATGCTATGTTGGTTGATGAGGAAAAACCCGGAACGCGCAAAGCATATGTTAGTAACGTCTAACGAATATTTGAAATACTTGCCCGTTGACAAAAATACCACAGATTTCATATCGCCCATACTAGATTTCACCGCAAAACACGATTTCGGTGGTCCAATGCCACATCAATATGAAAGCCGAGTTCTCCAATCGGGTGGCGGAATCGCAAAACCTACAACCACAACCGCAACGAAACGTTCTGTAAGCGAAACAAAGAAAAAATTCGTTGCTGCACAACAGAACTGGCACTGTGGAGATTGCCAGAAACAATTACCGGCTTGGTTTGAGGTTGATCATACAATTCGCTTAGAACATGGTGGAAGTAATCATGTGAGTAATTTGGTTGCTCTTTGCAGAGATTGTCACGGAAAGAAAACTGCTATTGAAAATTTATAATGTATATATATACGTTTAGGTAATTCATGTCGATGTCATCACCTACTATTATAGACAAAATAACAGGTTTTTATACAGAATACGGATTAAACCGTAGCCAAGTATTGTTAATTCTCTTGATTATCGTAACTATAGGCAATTTATTTTACGTGTCTGGAGTAAATGTTTTAGAGTCGAAAGCATATGCTTCGACTTTCACGATATTTTTTATGATTATGTTATTGGCAGTATATAAACTATTTACAGCAAAATCTGACCAACCGATTGCGTATACAACTATCTTCGTTATCTTCGCATTTTTAGTGTTCAGTGTGGTTTCCGAGTTTTATAGTAAATATATAAAGACATCTGCTATTTTCCAAAACGTTTCCGATAGTTTGCAAAATCGTGTTATCATAAACCTCGTTCAAATAAGTCTATTGATTGCAATTGTTGTCGTTGGAATTTCGGCCGTGAACAACTTCTTCGGGCGATGGTTGAACAATGCTGTTGGATGGCCCGGATTTATTATGAACTTGATAGTTTATATTCCTTGCTTGTTGATAGACTTTATAAAATACCTGAAGGCTCAATATGGAATAACATCTAGTGTTACATTTATCCTATTGACGATTGAAGCAATATTAATTGCTGGTTATGCATTCATTCCCAGTTTGATTGCGTCGAAACTCAAAGAGGATAGCATTACAGTTATGAATTCCCCAGAGTTCTTGGATAACGCAGTTATAAAGAGCTTTGATGAACAGGATATAGGAGAGCATGACTATAAGAGAACCAATTATGCATTCTCTATGTGGGTGTATATTAATCCACAAACGAATAAAAACAATGCTAACTCAAATATCTTCTCATATGCGAATGCTTATCCAAAAATATCCTATATTAAGAATGATAGTCAAACCGGCAAGGACATTTATCGTTTCATAGTCAATACCCAAAACTATGATATATCGTTAACGAATCAGAAATGGAACAACATCGTTATGAATTTCAACAACAATGATACGGTTGATATCTTTGTAAACGGAAATTTAGAGAGAACATTCGATAAAAGCGACAGGAAATCATTGATTAACGATGGCCTTAATACAATAACAATCGGTAGCAATAATGGTATATATGGTGCCATATGTAATATACAGTATTATAACAGACCAGTTCGTCTGAATGAGATAACTGCAAATTATAATTTACTGCGAAATAACAATCCTCCTACCAATAATATAATGTAAAACATATATATAAATGGACTTTTTAGTTATTTTTTTAGCCATCTTACTCATCGTAGTTATCTTCTATATGGTATATACCAAATCTGACAATACAAAGTCTAAAATAGAGGTCGACATGTCAGCACAACTTGCTGACATAACCACTGACAAGTTAGTTAAACCGGATGCGGTATCATATACATACAAGGTGTGGTTATATGTTGATAAGCCTATTTCATCTACAGCGTTTATATTTGCGAGGGATAAGGATTTGACTCTAAAGTTAAATGGGACTACGTCAGTGTTAAGTGTGACAACTAAACACGCTAGTTCTGCCGATATAACGCATATGATTACAAACAACTTCCCTCTGCAAAAGTGGGTATATGTTGTTATCAGTGTGGATAACGCCACAATTGACATGTATTTAGATGGAAAACTGGTGAAATCCGTTGTTGATATGCACACGCCGGATGGCACGTCGCCGATTAAGTTTGGAATAAACTCCGGTGTATTCATGTCCAAGTTCAATCGTGTTGTCGGTGCATCTGACCCACAGACTGTTTGGAGCGATTACCTTGATGGCAGTGGTTCGGGGCTAAGCAATTTAGCCAACAAATATAGTGTGAACCTGACTGTATTAAAAGACAATGTTCTTTCTACAAGTGTTTCTTTATGGTAAATTATTTATCATTCTTAATATATAACAATGGAGTTAAATCGACCGCTGACTGAACAACTTCCTGATATACAAACTGGTGCTACAAATACTATAAATAATGTTACAGAATCGGTTAGTTCATCATTGAAGGATTTCTCTACGCAGAGCATTGGAACAACGAGCGAGGAGTTTTTAAACTCGAATAGCATGATTTCCAAATTTGCGTTCTTGGTGCTTGTTCTAATAGTATTCATCATGTTGATGAATTTAGGAGTCTTTCTGATTAATTACATATTGCAACCATCTAAGAGTCCGTATGTCATCAAGGGTTTACAACCAGGAAATCGGACGGTTCGTATTCCTCAAGACCCGAAAAATTCGAATGCAGTTACTATCTACCGTTCAAATAACGCTGACAAAGGCATTGAATTTACCTGGACGGTGTGGATTAATATAGACAGATTACCAGACTCACCTAAAAACATATTTACGAAGGGATTTGGCGGAAGTCAACGGGGGCCTAGCGTTAGCCTTAAAGGCAATGCAGACAAAACTGGTTCGATTATTATAGGTATGGATTCAGTAAACGCGTCCGATGCGAATATAATTGAGATTCCGAATATTCCATTGGGTCGCTGGTTTAATCTAGCAATTCGCATGCAGAATAAAATCATGGACGTTTATGTGAATGGAACGGTTGCGAAGCGTTATGTGTTCTCTAGCATTCCTCGCCAGAATTTCGGCGATGTGATTGTCGGTGAATTTGATGGAACACTATCCGATTTGAGGTATTTCGATAGCGCACTCAATATTTTCCAGCTCAATAATATTGCTATGGCTGGTCCGAATCTAAAAGCGGAATCTAAGACGTTGGATACACGTTTCGATTATCTATCAAGTTTGTGGTATAGCCCTAGTAAATAATAAATAATATAGCTCATTATTATAATAATGAGCGATATCAATGCTTGTAGGCAACGGCAAATATTTTTGATGGCGACCGCATCATTACCAAAAAATCGAATAGAGATGCAAGCAAGTCCATATGTGAACGTGAACACATCTTACACCCAATCTCAATTAGATATGCGTCGTAAGGCGGAGATTCTACAACATAACCGTAATGCGTCGAAAGTTGGGGGGGTATCTCAATCGCAGAAATATGCAAATGCAATTAATAAGAATGCCAAGAATGCTTACAATATAACGACAACTTGTGGCAATGACTTGTATTTACCATCACTCTCGTCATCGTGCGACGTTCCTGGACCCGTCATTACTTTACAATATGACCCAGCAGTCCCATTGTATAATTACGAAAAAAATACAGATGCATATGGAATACTTAATCCGGATACAATTGACAAATGGATTGACAAGGCGTATAATAATATATCCGCATTTACTGGGGTTGAGACTACATTTGTTGATTCGTTATCGATTGGCGTTTTAGATACAAATCCAACCAGTTTTACAATTAATGTGCCTATAGGTATATATGTTGAAGGAATTGCAACTGGGGCATCCGCAACAGGCAGTGTAAAATTATCGAGCGTCGTCATAACGGTTTATTATAATAATGCACTAGTTACATTGACGACTGCACCAACAATCAGATTAAATGGGGATGTATTGGCAAATTCGCCAACATCACAATATACTGTAGATATGTCTGGACCATCATTCAGTGGTTCTCAATATATAGGTAATCTTTCTATATCCAATTTGGTTCTCCCTACGCAATATGGATTTGTCTACACTATAAAAATAAAGTGCACGACGTCGGTTACATCTCAGGTAGGAACCTATACAAATTTTAAATCGGGTGCTATTGTTAATTTGACCACGCCGACCTTATTTAAATGTTCGTTTGCTGCGCTCAGTCCGGCACCTCCAGCACAAATCGCATATAAAATAACTGCATTAGATGTATAATTCTATAAATAAGTCCAGGTTCACATCGAATCCTAAATCGACGTAGTTTGCAACATTATATATGAATTCTTCGATTTTATCGTAGATTGTTTCTGGCGGGTTCTCTGGTTTCTTAATTATTTTATGTTCAATAATACAACTACTGGACATCATTGATTGTCCAACGTTTGTAAATGACCATGATGGTATATCCATAATATACCATAATGCACATATTTTTAAGGTTGAGAAATCGTGGGGTTCAGGCAGAGTCTCTTCGAGGGGAAAATCTGTCCTGACATGCACTTACCGGCGTCCTCCACCATTATGCAGCCCCTGCGTTGGGCTTGTTCTCCAACTAAACACCATCCGCCCTTGTTAGCGGAAATGGGATTTTGTATCGGGTTCGCGGTGGTGTCCTCTTCGGGGTCGTCTACCGATTTCGTTTTAGGTAGATTCAATACTCGGTCAAGTTCGCTGGTATCGACGCCCCCTTTACTGGCGGAGATAAGAAGATTACCTACATTCTGAACTGTGCCCTCAGCAATATCGATTCCCGTTTTCGCAGTATCTGACACTACATCGGCTGTCTTGTTAATAACCGCGCCGGTTGTATAGCCAAATAGCGAGAGAATGGGCCTCACTATAGGCCCAAAGATGGCAATTATAGTCTTGATAGCATTGCTTAAATAATCGAGCAAGTTCACACCAACAAACGATAGAAGTAGGAGAACAACGAGGACAATTATGATTAGATTCTTTCCGCTAAATGAATCAAAACCTGAATCACCATTAGGGGCATTTAAAACTTCATATTTCGGTTGAACACTTTCCATTGCTTATATATTTATTAGATATATATTCGTTTGTAATAACTCTTTTTTTTATACGTTTATAGTAAAAATTATGGGTGCCTTTAATTTTATTGAGTCGTTCTTTTTGCTAAGTTTAGGGATTACATTCGTATTAATTGTTCTCCTGGTTTACCACTTTAAGCAGAAGTTGAGCACAATGGAGCAAAAGTGTGATACTATGTTCGAGATTGTTCAGAACCTTGTGCAGGAGTTTAAGACAGTTAAACAAGAGTGTGGTTCAATGCCTGTGCAGGCTTCTTATCCAATGTCAATGTGTCGTGAATTTGTTAGTTCGGATTTCATGAGGAATGTTTGTAATAACGAGGATGAGGATGAGGATGAGG